CCATGAGTCTATCAGCCATCGTCTTTTTCTTCGCCTTTAGAATCTTGTCAAGATCATTCCAGACGCGATCTGATAACTGTTTACGTTCAGCTTTACTAAACGCCGTCACAGGCTTCATTATCGCTTTCATAACTGTCCCTCCTATTCCATGATTCAACAGCCATTCTCTTTGTCGGATAGAATTGCCACGATTCACTTTGACAGCCACAGCATTTAACTCCATATGTGGTTGATGCACCACAGAACTCATGCTTCATTATGGCTGCCCTGCCGTTACAGAATGGACATTTTTTCAATGAAGGCAAATTATCATCAAATTTTATTGATGCTTCTTTCATAGCCGCTCCTCTCTCGACGCTTCAATCAGACGGTCAGCGGGTTTTATTCGGGCTTTCATTCTTCCACCTCCGGCGGTTCGGGCAGTGGCATCCACGCATCAACTTCTTCGCCAATTTCGTAACCACTATCCAGATAACCCATCCCGCAATCGTCGTAATATTCGTCAAGTTGTACGGATTCATGTTTGTTGTGTACGCAGTGTATGAGGATTCTTTGTCCATCATCAGGAAGTTCGCAATCAAAGATATAGCTCAAATCCGGACGTTCTTCCTTTTCTTCTTCCGTTAATGGTCTGGTTTTAATGTGAATCCAGCCGGACGCGCGGCGGTTCCAACGGCGAATCGCATCCGCTTCTCCCTCTTCTTCATAACCCTGCCCCGTTATTCTGGCAGAGCAATTTGAACAATAAACATGGTGCGGGTATCCCATTTCTTCAAGATGTACGTCGTCACTCCCGCAATACGGGCAAGGTTTCAACTTCTCATTCATCCCCGCCACCTCCTTCATCCTGACTTTCACTGTCCCATTTTATGATAAAACGATTTCCCCACTTTCCGTTAGCGTTTTCAACAGTAAATCCGCGCTTTTTAAGAGATTCTATCGTTATGTCCTTAAGCAATCTTTGTGTGGAAAATTGTTTATATCCTTCCTTTATCTCATCCTTTATGAGCTTGTCCACAAATAATATTTCCTTCCGCACGTTCTTCCTTGTCTTACGCTCGTTCTTCTTGCGCTCTATGTAACACATCATCTTCGCTTTCTTAGCTGTAAGCATTACTTTTTACCTCCTAACAGTTCGGGATTGTCGTAAACATTACCAATAATACGAGCGTTGCCAATAATACGGGCGTCCTTCGCTATTGCAGTGAATAAAGCAGTATGGAATAGCGGCATAGCGCTGTCGCCGCGAATGTAAAACCCCGCGTCCTCATAAATCACCTTAAAGATAAGATCGGTCCGAGCATGGTCATAGTGATATATTATAATATCCCCCTCGAAAATCTTCTTGCCGTCCTTGTCGGTCAATCCGGTATACTGCCCTACAGTATCAGGATCAACCTCGTAAGATTTCGGGTAAATATCACCGAAGTCAATATCGGCGTAGCCGGTGTAAATGCGATGTCTATCCACATCTCCATTGGTAAGATGGACATAATAGCCCTCGACCCATTCACCGTTGAAAGTCCGCTTACCGCGAAATAGTATTTCTCGCATAATCAGCCCTCCTGCGCCTGTTCGATAAGGCGCTTTATCTCCTCGTAAGATTCTTTAACTAAAATTGGCGTGTAATCAGGATCGGCAGTAATTAAATGAATCGCAGTATATTTATCGTCTTCTAAAGTAATCGCCCGAATATGAGAAATTGATAATAACGCCGTAAGTTTTATGTCTTTCACACCTTTAACATTAACCTCAATAAACCCTTTCATGCTCAGCCCTCCTGATTGTTTTCCAGCTCGTCGAGCGTAAGCCGCGCTTTTATGTACTGCGCTTTCGCTTGCCTTGCGCCCTCAGCGTCTTTTCTTTCGATATTCTCTTTCCATACTTGAAAACGTGCGTCAACCTCGTTGCGCCAATACCATAGTTGCCGCTCTTTTGCCGTGGTTACTCCATACATTCACTTTCACTCCATTCAAGATTTAAAGCATAGTTATAGTTTTTTACCGCCTAAAATTGATATTTCAGCCTATTCTATAAACTTTTCGATACCCTGTGATTTTTCTTTCGTCCGCGCAATTCACGCAGAACACATCAACCTTGCCGCTACCAACACCGCGATCCTCAACAACGCGCTCACCGATACCCTCGATGTAAATGCGCGTCCCGAACGGTAAGCCCTTCATAGCCACGGTTCTTCCGACCGTGGCATTTCTGCCCGACGCAGTTGCAAGGCTGTTTTTCGGATAGTTACATTTCCTGCAATAACCAGTAACGTAGTAAGTGCCGAGCAATACTCGGTTACTGCTCTCGATCTTTTTGTCAGCGTCGGTAATATGGTTGTCCTCCACTCGCACGAATGAAGAGCACACCCAGCCGCGCGGAGTCTGATACCATAATTTGCCGTTCGGTGCTTTACCCTGCGCCAGAATGTCATAGTTTTCGCCTTTGTAGACACGCCCCAGATATGCGTTACTTGCTCCGGGATTGCTCCGGCAGTTCGCATAACTGTTCGTGATGGTCAGGCTTGCCGCGTCTGCTTTTGCAGCACTGAAAAATATCGCGCCGAACGCAGCAGCGGAAAGCAGAACAATTTTAATCATATTTTTCATGTGCGATGAAATCTCCTTCGTATTCGTAGTAGACTTTTAGCCCCTTCCCGAGAGCATAACCGAGCTCACGATTTGCACCAGGGCTTTTTTGCCAATTACCAAACATGACTATAGCGTCTGCGGTGTCGAGCGCCTTCAAGCAGAATTCCATGATTTCCTCGTAGCACAATTTGCGCTTAAAGCTAAACAATGCTGGATTTATCACGTCATGCCCTTGCTTCTCAATGCATTTCTGCATATCATCAAATTGCATTTTATAGTTCGGATTGTTAGTGATCGCGCTGCTGATATATACTGTCATTTATATTCTCCTTCATGGCAAAACTTTCGCAATGACTCTTGCCGTCATATCGAACGTTAAGAGCGCATTCACGTTTTAAAACTGCTGAATTATCGCCCGTAATAACAAGGCGTGTACTGTTATGTTTACATAATTCGCACTCTATAATGCGTTGCGTTTCGTCAACTGCAATCGGTTTTTCGTCAACTTTTCCGTCAACTCGTCTGCGCCACGCGACACCCTCGCAAATAGCCGTTGCTCCGGCTTCGTCTGTGGCATAGCCGATAACAACATCATGCGAGTCGTAAATCACAAGCCGCTCGCCGTCCTCGTCAACGCGGAAACGCTGATTATCAATCGTGATCTGCATTTTCTTCCTCCATTCTCATTTTCTGCCGAGCGATCTTACACCACGCGATATCCCTTACCGTCTGCTGCGCATATAGCCACTGCATGATCTGATAAAGCACAACGCAAACATCAGCCATTTCCTCGATCAGGTTGTAATTGTGGCTGTCCTCAACAGCACCATCAAAAAACAAATCACGATGAGCGACAATAGCAGCCTGTTCAAGTTCTCGGCATTCCTCCGCAAGTTTTAGTAACTGGTTCGGTGCGCCGTAGTGCCGTAAAATATCCATTGCGCCGCTCATGTCGATATGTAACCGCTCATGCTTGGTATCACCGCTGACAAGCTCATCTATTGAACAATCAAGCGCTTTGGCGATTCTCTGAATGGTGTACAAGTTCGGCGAATGATTATTTCTGTGGATAAGCTGCGATATCCGCGCCCTTGTGATGCCGCTTTTTTCCGCAAGCTGCGATTGTGATAATCCTCGCCGCGCCATCCACTTGACAAGGTTTTCTGATAGACTCAATTCTTCTCACTCCGTTTCAGATAATTCAAAATGACCTCGATAGCCGCCTCCGCGCCAAAACAAACAATAGCCTGATACCCCTGCTTTTTCAGAGCGTCAATCCACTGTTTCTGATACTCTGACAGCCGACCGCCATCGCGGCGTTTCATCTCGATGAATAGCCCGTGATATCCGCTCGATGGCACAGGGAGAAACAAATCCGGCACGCCCGCTTTAACTCCCTGCGCCTTAAAATGCGCCGCTTCTCGCGCGTCACGTTTCCCGCCGTTCGGGATATGGAACATCAGCGCAAGCTGTGGATATCGGTGTCGATGAAATTCGCATAGCTCAAAAAGGGCTTTTTGTTCGTCGGCTTCGGTTGGATTAATCCTCATTGCTACCTCCAAAAGCACTTAATTGCTGCGCCGGCACTTCCTCGACGCTAATAACCCGGCTATCGCCGAACTGTTCCAGGTACATAGCTAAGTCCTCTTTTATGCCGATTGCCTGTCCCGCTGGAGCGTTAACTTGCACTGTGATTATCAGCATTATTTCTCCTTCTGGCCGTAACATGTATTCGCACGTTTTTCTCAGCACTGCGCGCAATTTCGATCACGCTGTTGCCGCACATCTCAATGATTCGGCTGCCGGTTCCTTCGTCAATCGCCATTAGCTCGCGGCGAGTTTTTTCGGTGCTGATAATGGTTGGCAGGGCATTGTTATAGCGATAATTGATGATCTCAAATGCAAGATTAACATCGCCCGTCGTAACGTTTGCATCACTTTGCGTTTTGAACATATCGTCGATGTACAGGACAGCAGCCGTTTTTATGGGTGCAAGTTGAATCGCATAATCCGGCGCGTTTACCATCGCTTTTAGTCGCGCTGATTCCTCCCGCCACGGCATGAATCGGACGTTATATCCGTTCACCAGAAGCTTACCGCAAATCGCCGCGCAAAGATGAGTTTTACCGCTGCCGACCTGTCCGCAGGCGATGAACCATCCAGCGGGATTATCTGCGTACTTTTGGGCGGTACTTAGTGCGGTTCTCTGCCACTCTGCATTTACAGCGTAACTATCGAACGTGCATTTGTTCAAAACCTGCTCCATGCCGCTCGACATTATTTGCCGTTTTGCCGATCTCCGCTCCATGCATTCGCACATATAGCAAGCTATATTGCCGTTTGCATTAACGTACTCAATATCGCCCTTGTTAAGGCAAATCGGGCAATCTATGCCGTCAATCTCGTTAAGATGTCCTCTTTGAGCGTTATACCTGTCAGCGCGTCTCTGTTCGTATTCGATATCTGAATCAGCATCAGATAGCGGAGTCGTCGAAAAATGCCCACGGATCGTCTGAATCATTTCTGCCAGTTCCTTCACTGTTCGCACCTCCCCGATTTCTATAATTACCCTCGCGGATTTTCTGCCAATTCGCGGGCTTGAAAATCCAATCGAACGACGCTTGCCATGTACCCGCTCGACCGCTTAAAAAATCAGACGCTTGTACCGTCTCAAAAACGCTTTTTAGTTCATCCATGTTGCCGTTAAGGTCGTTCAACCTTGCAGCTATGGCTTTTTTTCTCGCATCTGACAACGTGCGAATAGACGGTAATGCTGTGCAAATGTTGTTGAATAAATCAATAACCGCTTGATAGTTGACACGCGGACGCGGCGAAGCCGTTATATGTGCGTCAGCACATGAATTATTTTTTTCTTTCTCTTCTTCTTTTTCTTCTCCTTTTTCTTTTCCTTTTTCTTTTTCTTGAGGTGCGTCCGCTACCGACCGCTTGCGACCGCTACCGTCCGCTACCGACCGCTTGCGACCGTTCTGTCTATTGGTTTCGCATATTTCATCATAACGCTGTATATCGCGCACTATCTGCCCTCTCATCAAGACATATAGGTATTGCTCATTCCCGCGCAGCTCTGCAACTTTCCCCGTCGCGCTGAATTTCAGCAATGACTTAAAAAGTCGCCCCGCTTCCGCGTCTGAGAGCAGTTCTACTGCTTCAAGATAGGTATGATAGGCGCAGAAAAATTCACGCGCCATTATTTCGTTATCCTTTCTGTTTTCCAATCAAAATAGCCTTCTGGTGGTTCATCCGTCCGTTTCGGTCGGTTGCACCACACATCATCCGTGTGATATTTACAGCTCATACAGTGGTGCATACAAATCACCGCGCCCCAGAAGTGCGGGCAGTGGACGGCGGATTGCATCTCCTGCCCGCATTTTCTTACAGAGCAAATAGCATCAGGATTCATCAGAATGGTAAATCCGCCTCGGGTGTGGGCGTAAACTCCGCACCACCCTCATCCGGAGGGATTGCCGCCGCTTCGGTCTGCGGCTCTGCCGGTTTACTCCCGGCAAAATATACCCGCTCCGCGATTACCTCCCACGCTATACGATTATCGCCGTTCTTATCCTTCCATTTACGGCTCTGCAAAGAGCCTTGCACGGCTATCATGCTGCCTTTGCTGAAATGCCGCGACGCAAATTCTGCCGTCTGCCGCCATGCTACGACCTCAATAAAATCAGTGGGATATTTCCCGTCAGCGTCCTTGTAATTTCGCTCGACCGCGACGGAAAACGAGCAGACGGAAATGTTGCTTGATGTAGTTTTAAGCTCAACGTCAGCAGTAAGCCGACCCATGATAGTAACACTATTCAACATTAGAGCCTACCTCCTGCTTTGCTTCTACAACCTCGCCATTCTCATCGACGGCGATATTAAGCGGCTCGTTGTCCTCAACATCGGGAATGTCGGTATACTGTTCAGCAGGTGTTGTGTCAGCTATAAATGCTTGCTGCATATCCACCGACATGATACCGTATTTTCCGATTAAAAGGCGTAGGCATGTTTTTTTAGCCATGCTATCAAAGTCGGAAGCCCACACGCCGCCGAGCTTACCGTTATAGGTGCTTTTACTGTATTTCTTTGCGTGGGCTACCATTTCATCATAGCTCATGTAAAGGGTCTTTGAAAATCCGTTAAGAGTTTCAATATAACCGAAATAACCGATTACCGTGTCACCCGTGCGCGTTCCGCTCAAATCTATATTTCCCGTGAGCTTATCGCTGCTAACAAGTTCACCCTCATACACTGCGTCGCAGTTGATGTGCTTATAAGCGCCCGACCTCATGGCGAGTTGTATGTAGCCTTTATAGCCGAGCTGGAATTGCGGCACAAGGGCGTTTGCCTTGCTATCGCGGTATGGGATAATATAGGCGAAACCAAGCTGTTTATTTATCGGCAGTTTGAGCGCTGCCGCTTTGAGCGCTTCGCCTGTTACCGCGATAGGGTCGCACTGCGAAAGTTTTGAGTCCGATGTAAACAGCTCAATAATCGAGCTTGAAAATGCTCCCGCGTTCTCGTTCATCGTTGCGGCAAGGCGGGATTTTACGTTATCGCTTGCGAGTATGCTTTTGAGCTTATCGAGCGGCTTAACCGCTGCGGGGTTATGCTGCGCCTGCGCCTTTGCTATGCGTCCGTTGTTTTCCATTATTTTTCCTCCCTGATGGCGAATTTCCGATATGATGTATCAGGCTTTTTACAAGCCGCAAACGCGGCAGGATATTCGGCGGCGAGTTTTTTTGCGTCAATACTGCCCGCACGGCTGTAATTTTTCCATATGACAGTATATCCTTGTGCAAGCCCTTTTTCTGCAAATCCGAGCTGTAGTTGTATCTGTTGTTCTAAAGCGTCAACAGCTTTCTGATGCTCTTTTATGGTGCTTTTCAGCTTCAAATAGTCACTAATAACACCCTCCATGCCAAACAATCCGACCGGCTCAACGCTATCATCTGCGGCGGGATATTCGGCATTGATATAGTTCGTTGTTGCGTCCGTCCCGCTTGGTAGCGGTGGCTCACCGATGAGCACGTGATTAGCCCAGAAATCATATTCCGCATCAATCAGCAGTTTTATTTCTTCTTCGTCGCGTTCAAGTGTGAACGTGTGAAACTTAGGAGAACAACCGAGTTCCAGCACTGCGAGATACCAGCGATCTGCGCCCGTTACCGCCATGTAGTGCATACATTGCGTATAGTAAGTGTCAGGAAAATCGCCGCTTTTAAGCTTGCGGATGTTCGTCAGGCTCGATGTTGTTTTGCATTCAAGTCCAGCGTTTTCGCCAATCACAACGCGGTCAACATTGGCGAGTTGCCAAGAACGCTCATTGTTGGCAAACATAAATCCGCTGCGGCGGCATTGCTTACCGGTTTCTGCGCACCAGAGCCGCGCGACGGTTTCTTCAAGCTCCACGCCGATGCGCATTGATAAATTTTCCTCTTTCGGCTCGACCTTGCCGATCTTATCCAGGTAAACATCATAGGCGCTTGACCATGGGTTAAGCCCGACTATCGCGGCGGCATCTGAGCCGCCTACCCCCGCTCGACGCGCTTTTAGCCATTCGTCACGGGACATATCAGTTATTCGGACAGCTTTGTTTGCATCGGGAAAAATATTACTCATTGACTTTTCTTCCTCTCTGCTCTATAATAAGCATGATATTATTTTTCTTCGCCGCTGACGGAATCGCTATTTCTGTTGGCGGCGTTTTTCTTTTTCAGCTTCGAGCGCCTTGTGACGTTCACAGTATTTACGGCGGTAGACATATTCTGTCGGCTCGTTCTGCTTGATCTGTTCACCGAGCTTTCTAACAGCATCGCACTGGCGTTCCCAATCGTCGTTGTTCACATTCACACCTCCTTGTGTAAATAATCTCGGTACAATACATATTGCCCGTAGCTCATACCGGCAGCCTGAGCGGCGCGGACGGTATCGTCGAGAGTCACGCGGTTTCTAATCGTGCGTTTTGGCTTGCTTTTGGGCGGCGCTGATTTTCGGCATTTATCGCAATAAAACCGCGCATGTTCGCCGTATGTAAGTTTGAATCTTTTACCGCAACATTTGCACGTCATGTGACGATCAACGCCCCGACAGTACCCGCGTATCGAAAACTCGGATATTCCGTATGTGCTTGCGATTTTAAGAACCGGTTCACCCGCTGCGTACCGATCAATTATCTCCGCCTTGATTCTGGTGGTTATCGCCACGCCGCGCCACCTCCTGCGCCAAAATACCACCGGAAAGCAGCACCAGCCCAATTATGAGCTGTAGAATTGTCTGCCCCATGCCGATGCTGCCCGCGTCGCTTGCTCCGGCAGTACCGAGCAAAAGAAGCGCGCCGAGCCACGCGGCTATTTTAGGTATGTACTTCATCGCCTTCTTGCACCTCACTTTCTAAATGCTTTTTTATCATTTGAATGCACCTATGTGGCGTTAACCCCATACCGAAGCAGTCCACTTGCCGCAGATCACAGTGTTCACAGGCACAAAAGCCCTGAATCCATATTGCCAGCTCGTCCGCGCTCATTGCGCAGATTTTTTCGATCATTTTCATAAAATTACCTCCTATTCCAAACATTCTTCCGGAGCGCTCCGCTCTGCTATCCATTTTTCGAGCAGCGCTTCATAGATAATGAACGTGCGTTTCTTTCCGCTGCTGCGAACGCACACCCCGAACGGAAAAACGCCCTGTTCTATACCGTCTTTGAGGGCGATTTCGCCCATAACTGAACCAGCGTTGCGCAGCCTGTCCAGCGCTTGGGCTGCCGTTAGCTCCCTTATCGCGTTAATCATCATCTTGCGGCACTTCCTTTTTGAAAAGGTATTCATAACTGAGCGACGGGAAAAACGTACATTTAATTTTGATGGCTTCGTCAATCGTAAACGCCGTCTTTCCTGCCAATTTTCTATAAATTGTGGCTTTACATATACAGAGTGCACTGCGAAGTTTCTCCACTCCAATTCCACGCCGTGCCATTTCCGCGGCCAGATTTTTATAAGCCCAATTTTTCAATTTCACACCTCCTCATTAAACCCCAGCCCATGCGCATTGACAATCCTTTCGCAAAGCTCCTGCGCTTCTTCGCTCGTCATCATATCGAGTTTTTCAAACGTCGGGTTATAGCTGTTGCGGATAAACCCGTCCCATGCCTCACGCGCCAGCGTAGCGGATTTACTGTCTATCCAGTCCAGCAGCGCGACCGTCCAATCGGTTTCCCCGCCGCCGACAGTGGTGTAATTACTCACGTCGATCTCCGGCGCTTTATATCGTAGCTTATCATCTATATCAGCGCCGCGAATCTCGTTTGTAACGATGATAAGCCATGTGAGCTCTGTCATTCCGTCCCCTCCTGTTCCTGGCCTTTCTGCTGATTGATTTCGTTTGCCAAAACAAAACCTTGCGCGATCAAGCACAGATTCTTTTTTTCTTCGTCTGTCAGATTTGCGTATGCTTCACCGACTCTTTTGAGTACCGCTCGTTCGTTGTCACTCATTTTATTCACCCCCGTTTCGCTCTTGCTCATCAGCGTCGGACTTTTACCGACAGACGGGGCGGGGATTAACCCGCGATTTTATCAGCGCTCAGCACCGGAGCCATTGAGTAAGTGCCAAGTGGCATTACCGACTCAGCCCCGCGCCACTCTGATATTTGGGCGACTATGCGGCAAGTTTTAACGTTACCGCGGTCATCTTCGAACTTTATTGTTTTTGCAGTTCGACCGATTACCTTGTATGTCCAAGTAACCTCGCGATTGCATAAACTCATCAATATGTAAGTTTTACCAATTTCAAACTGCTTCATTTTGTTGCCCTCCAAATTTATTTAATGTTTGTGTATCTCTCTTAACTGCCTATATTATAACACTTGACGTTGCCTTTGTCAACACTTTTTTTAAAAAAAATATTTGCTTTTGACAACATTTATTTTGCGTTACACTATTGACAACGGCAACAAAAGTGTATATAATAGGTAGCGAAAGGATGTGTGTTGCATGAAAAAAAGAATAAAGGAGTTGCGACTTGCGGCAGGAAAGACACAAGCAGAGTTTGCTGAAACGCTTAGCGTGTCGCGTGGCGCGGTGGCAATTTGGGAAACTGTTGATGACAGACCACCAAGCAGTGTTACAATATCGCTTATGTGCGATAAATATAACATTAACCGTCAATGGCTCGAAACAGGCGAGGGTGAAATGTATCGCTCATTGCCACGCGATAGCGAAATAGCAGCTTTTTTTGGTACGTTAGTGTCCGATGATAACGATGAGAGGAGCGATCTTAAACGCAAGATCGTTCAGCTCCTCGCCAAAATGACACCCGAACAGTGGGAAGCTCTCGCAGGTATAGCTGAATCGTGGGCTGAGCTTAATAAAAACGAGGGTCAGGATTAACCCGTCCCTCGCCGCCTTTACTTCCGTATAAGCGAAGTTAAGAATATGCAAACTAATTCCAGTTTACGACACGAAAGGCTTTCGATAATTTTGATGATTTTTCAAATTAATTATGGGGTTATTAACTCCTAAAGAGCTGGAAAACGATGAGGTTCTCGGCTTTTTGTCTGCTGATGAGGTGTTTAATAGAATTTACACGCACCACGAAAACAGCCGCCCGGACTAACCGAGCGGCTGCATTTTTTCTTCTGCGCAAATCAGCCTTTAAGCTCGTTGATGAACCGTTCAGCGGCTGCGCGCTTTGTTTCAGGCATTTCGCCCATCATTCCGCGAATATCGGATATAATATCATCCATTTCAGCAGCGTAAGAATAGCCGCCGTCGCGGGAGTATCTACCCATGCTGTCACGGCGGTCATACCTGCCCCGGGCGTAACTTCTGCCACGGCCGCCGCGATTATCGTCAGCGCCGTAATAATACGGCATATAGCGACCAGAGTAACTGTCATCAGCTTCGATCATAGCGATAGTGGTTTTAATGGATTTCAACGCATGAGTGAGCTTATCAATGTATTCTACATTTCCACTTTTCAGCTCGCCGCCGCCCATGCGAATCTCATTGTTACACTGTTCAATATCACGCATGATAGCTTCGCATAGCTCGTGCAGGATTTCAACATCATGATTCATGCTATATTCCTCCTTTCTACGCAATTCGATTTATAACAAAATTAGCGTTCTGCACCTCGATTACAGGCGCAGGGGTTACGGTCGGGTCGGTCGTCGCCGGCACATTCTCAACAGACAAGGAGAAACAGCAGCCGCGCGGCACTTTAATGATCGCCGTACTGGTAACATTGCCGTAGTCCTCGACTGCCGCGGGCGTGAAAATTGCTCGACTCGTCAATCTCGGTTCGCCGTTAACGGTAATTGCCACCGCTATTGGCGTAACTGTTCCGCCCTCCGGTATAGCTATATTACCATTAAATGTGACCTGATAAGTCGCAAAATTGGCGCACTGATTATTAACAATGCCGCGTAGAATAAAAATCCCTGTTTCGTCTTCGTGATAAACATAACCGCGCTGACAAGGGATAGAAGCCGTAAAAATGATAGGGGCGTTCAGAGAGACTTCCTGAATCGCATTAGCTAAATATTCTGCCGCCATAATTTCACCGCCTTAGAAAGAACCGCAACCGCAACCGTTGCTATTGTTGCCGCACCCGCAATTAAATATCGGTGTGCGTCCAAAAACCGGTGTAGATGGGATTGGACAACTTGAAAGTCTATTATACAAGGCATCAACCTCGTTGTTGAGACCCTGCTGGAAAAGCGCGGTCTGTGCGTTGTTATTTGCAAGAAGCTGTGCAGTCTGTTCGACCTGAGAAGCCTGACCGCGTGCATACATAAGTTCGGAGCGAAGATTCTGATTCTCTCTGCGCTCTGCTTGAAGCTCCTGATCACAGAGTTTGTCAAGAATCGCCTGAATACCGCGATTCTGAGATTCAAGAATGTCTCTGGTGTTGCTCGCATCCGCAAAACGGGTTGCGTTCGCTTCGTTCTGAATGATATTCTGAGTCTGGCAAGTCGCAAGGCGGTTGTCACAGCAGCACTGAGCAAGCTGTGCCTGCACTCCGTTGAATCCCTGTGCGTTCGCGGTCTGCGCGTCGAACGAGCGGTTCAGGCTTGCGATTTCGTTGTTATAGAGCTGCTGTGTAATACCGTTCTGTGCAGCGGTAACAGCCGCAGTAGTACCTGCAAACCCCTGACAAAGGCTATTCTGAAGCTGACCGGTGGACTGACATATGTTCTGGTTCACGCCCGCGATGCCAAGGCTAATGTCTCCAAGCGCCGCACTTGTCGCCGCCTGATTGAACCCTGCGTTCGTGTTCGCGTTTATGCCCTGCTGACCGTTCAGGAGCCACGGGAAGTCATAGCCGAGCATCATGTTACCGAAACCTCCGCCAAAACCTCCCATGCCAAAGCCACCGCCCCAGCCACAGAGCAAAAGCAGAATAATCCACCAGCCATTGTCGCCGAACATACCGCCGCCGTTGCCATAACCGCCGCCGTACATGGGCGCTACGGGCATGACCATGTTGTCATTGTTGTTACTAAAAGACATTTTTTAATTCCTTTCTAAGTTTTGATTTATATAAACTCGCGCGCTGAGTTTATTCCTACCGTTTTCCCTGCATCATTCGCATAGCCTGTGCATATCTATCCTGCGTCACCTGACCCGACTGTAAAAGGTGACTGATAATCTGCTGCGGACTGTTCATCCCGTCAGGAATACTAAACCCCGCCTTGGAAATGAAGGCAGCCGGATTTCGTTTCAGCTCGTTAAGCATCTGCATCAGATTCGCTGCTTCATGCTGCTGCTGATTGTTGTTTCCGAGGTTTTCAAACAGACTCATTTATTTCCTCTCCCTTTTTACTTTTTTTCTGTGGAATTAACGAGTTTAATCGCTGCTCAAATTCTTCACGTGTGACATACGCTGACATATCAGGGGTGGTATCCTGCGGTTCTGGTTCACGTCTCGGGTATGCAAAAAATAATACTTGCCCGTTAGCCAGCACAGACTTAACGTAAAAAGCACTTTCGTCCCGTTTCATAAACATTTGTGTTTGACCTGCGCCAACAGGAAAATTATAGGCTATCTCCTCGCTTTCCACCTGAATAATTTCTGCGTGAACTGTAGGCGGTGTCATTGTGGGTTGCTGTGGCTGCATCTGTGGCTGCTGCTGTTGATACATGTTACTATACTGATACGGTGTATAGTTTCCGTATGCATAAGGATTATAAGCCATTTGTTGACCTCCTTTTATTTATGCCAATAGTATATAGGGATTTCCTCGCTACTGTCCCAAGAATCGTATAAATAACCGTCGATTACGGTTGCCACATGGTTCCCGAACGCAAGGACGAAAACGCCATGCGGATGATCGAGACAGAACATCTCGGCGGTATAGCAATTTGGGCATGTATTAGGAACAGCTCTACGCCTAAACCCGTACGATTTGAGCACAGCGCCCCAAACCGCATCGGCGCTCGGCATGTCTCCCATTTCGCGCCCTATGCCAGTTGTTAGGCTGTATGCTTCGTCCCAGCTTATATCAAGCGCTTTTGAAACAGCTCGAACAGAGCAGTCACCAACATATCGCCCAGTTGGATTAGGATTATAATGTTTATATATCATACGTTTTCATTGTCTTTATCACTGTCCCTGAGTTGTTCCAACACTACGACCAACTTTTTCGGGAGCGGAACACCACACCGACCGCAGTTTTCCAGAACGGAAATTGCTTCATTCGCCATCAAAAAGCCGATGGACAATGAGCGCAGAACACCACCCGCGCCAGTTGCACTATCGATGATATTTGCGACAGCGACAACACAAAACATCAGGATTTTTTTGAGAATACCGGCAAATCCGCGCCGACTGTTAAGCTCATGTTTAATATAAGCCGCGATTACGCCGCTGATATAATCCGCAATCACCAAAACGAGCAAACCGATTAACCAGTTATCCGCTCCCCCAAAAATATACGTAAGGATCGCCGCTCCCGCTGCTCCCGCCGCGCGAATGAATTCCGAAGGTGTCATGCGGATATGTAGATAGTTCAGAAAATTCGTCATTATGTTTCCCTTTCTCGAAAACTAAAAGTGCGGTGCCGTTTATGCTGGGACAAGACCGCCCCGGGAATCGAACCCGGCTTACCTACCTAAGCCTCCCGTGGTTGAGGTAACTGGATTTGAACCAGTGAATGCGGGATTAAAAGTCCCGTGCCTTACCGCTTGGCTATACCTCAATGCATTGCTTATCTCACGCGTGAGTTATACGTGAGATAAGCGTGAATTAAAATCCTTTCAGTGCATTTTGCGTTTTCTCTCCGGCTATGCCGTCCGCCACTAACCCGCGCCGTCTCTGCAAATCCTTGACCGCCGTTTCGGTTTTCTCGCCAAAACCGCCGTCAACCTTGACATCATACCCCCACAAACCAAGCCACCATTGGAGCCAGCGCACACCGTTGCCGTTTTGACCGCGCCGGAGTGTCGCTGTCGGCTCGCTGTACGGGCACTTGCCGCCGTGACCTGATACGGTCACGTTGCCTTTGCCCTCGTTCTTCCAAAAGTAACGCGACGCGCGGGTATCTACATGAACAAATCTTGACGCAGTGTACAGTCCAACGCCGCCTGCGCCGATTGTTTGCGCGAACCGCGCGACCTGCGCCGGGCTCTTGCCGCTGACAACAATATCCGCAGCTTGTCCTTTAGTGTGGTAGCTGTTTGCCGCGCCGCCTATTTTTTTGTTATATGTCGGAGACCGGTAGCCGCTGGTGATCTTTACCGATGTACCAGCCCAGTTTCGTATCCGCTGCAAAAGCTTGACCAGCGCAGTGTCAATCAGCACGGTGTCGTTGCCGTCCGAGCAGGCGAACTCCCGCACGGTGAAATTGTCCGAAAGTTTAACCCCGCCCTGTTTGGCTTTGCTATATTTTGTAGCCATGTTTTCACCACCCTATCACTCAATCGGATCCCCGTTAGTGTCGTACCCAAGGCTAAAAAGTCTTGTCTCAACCTGCTCTTTGAATTTATCTGGCACAGCGTCAAAATTCCGGCGCTTATTGATAATCAATTTGACATACAAATCAACCATGTTTAACCTCCTATTTCCGCGATCATGTTATACAGGTCTGCGATAGCTTCCATGATGGCAAGCTGGTTCTCATCGCCGTTCTCCTGCCCCGCCATAATCGCAACGATGTGCTCCGAATCATCCGCGCCCTTTACGGCGTTCTCTGCTATAAGATTCTCGGTGTATTCGTCGTATTCCTTCGGTGTGAGTTTGGCTTCTAAATATCGCCAGTAATATGAATCCTCGCCGTCGATTGTTCTTCTGATACGGGAAATATCCTTTCTGAGATATACCTTCTTAGCCGTCTTTTGGATGATTGACGGTTTTTCCGTGCTTTCGACGTAATTATAAACAAGTTCCATAAAATCCTCCTTTACGCAAGTGGTTTGCAAGAAAGAGCGGCACCACGACGCACGTTAGTATAGGAATGTAAGCCGTTTAAGCCAATAGAAAAGGGTCCGACAAGAAGGTCGTTATCAAAACCACCGCCGATAAGAGCATATCTGGTATCTTGAGTTTCATAATAGAATGCGTCAGCTTCGTATTTATCGCTCGCCCCGGAAGCGTCGACCGGTATCCTGCCGTATGACTCGACTTTCATAGTCTTGATGTAACCGCCGCTTGAGCCGGAAGGAGTAGCGCTTGACACCGTAAGATAACCCGAACCGCTGGTATTATAATCAGAAACAGTTGTACCGTCGTGAGTTCCCATTGTAAGCTTCACCTTTTGGGTTCCGCTGACGTTGATCCAGCCCGCTATTTTTCTCCACAGATTGCCCCACCAATTCTCCATACCAAATATCTTCACGCCCGAAGTCTTATCATTGCTGCCCCAGAACATTCCTTTTGTATTCATCGTGCCCTGACCTATGGCATTTGTGTTTGTTGACTTGCATCTTCCGTAGCCGTATTTGCTCTGACCGTCGGTGCTTTTCGACATCAGCACAAGTAAGTCCTGAATGAGCAGCCTGTCCGCAAGAACCTCGGTGTACCAAATATCACTGCCGTTGGCTTTGGCATATGTTACCTCGGAGGTAACTGTTGTCTCTACACTGTTAGCCTGCCCGCTGATAGAACGAAGCTTTCCGGAAACAAGCGAGCCAAAATATATCGATGTGTAAAAGTGGTCGATAACGCCGTCGTTCTTGTTGTAATTGCACCAGCAATCCCAATCGTTGCCGACCTTTACATTGGAGCATCTGAACTTATACACGCCGTTTACAAGCTCTCGGTGGGTATATATTTTGCCCCATTCCATCATAGCGTTTCCGTCAAACGCCGTGCTCGCCACGCTGGAAGCTGTTCCGTCTGTTTTTTTAGTATAATCGTTCGGGTTAAGATAATGGTCAACCGTGCCGTCATATTTGAGCATACACGGCTTAGGCATAAAGGATGTTACGGAACTGTCACTCGGCCAGTCGCCGTAGTTAAAGGTATTTGTGGAAAAATTCATAAAGGCAGGATCGAATCCGGCGTTGTCCACGTCATCCGGATAAGTAACTCTGGTGTTCGGGTCATCGTCGGTTGTGTTCAGATCAAAGCCGTACAGATAACCCGCTTTCGGGATAATCCTGATTCTGTCTGCCGCGCTGCGGGTATACGCACCTAAAGCCGTGAAAGGAAAGGCTGCGTAAAAATAGGTCTGTCCGACAACAACGTTCGTGTCGGTATATGTGCCGTTGGCATTTATTGTCGCAAAAGCTTCGCCATCGTTTTCGTTTATCGGAAAGTCCGTAAGGCTCTTCCGAATTACAGCGCCAGCCGCGCCATACGGGAGCTGTGCCACAATATCAACATTGATCGCGTTGCTTGATGTGTTGAATTTGTTTTTTGCAATAAATTTAGCCATCGACGTGGGTTCGTTTATAACCGCGCGGTTTACCGGATTGCGATTATATACGCTATGAGGTGTAAACGGAAACGCGGCATAAAACATTGTCTCTGATGCCGAAGTGGTCGGGTCGATAAATGTGGTGTCATCATATATGACAGCTACCTCGGTGCCGTCGGTTTCATCTACTGGATATCCTGTGGATTTTTTACGAATTACCGCACCGGCAACAGTACAGATAGTTTGATTGTCGATAACCGTATCGTCCGGCAGAGTCGCTGTTATCTCAACTGAGTTTCCGGATTTAACAACTTGAAAACCTTTCATGTTGTCTGGCTCAAAACCTCCGAAAAAGGGTGCCGAAAAGGTATCAGTCGTGCCGTCTGTATATGTCACAGTAACTACTCCGGTAGAGCTATCGCGGGCGATGGATGAGATTCCGTTACCTGTATCTCCCTTATCACCTTTAGCGCCAGTAGCTCCGGTGTCTCCCTTGCCGCCGTTTGGAACTGTAAAGGTGTCAGTCGCGCCATTTGTATATGTCACGGTTACAACGCCGGTAGAGCTGTCGCGGGTGATAGACGAGATACCGTTGCCCGTATCTCCCTTATCACCGGTATCACCCTTGCTGCCGTTCGGAATAGTAAATGTTTCGGTAGTACCGTTTGTGTATGTCACAGTGACAATTCCGGTAGAGCTGTTGCGGGTGATGGAGGAGATTCCGTTGCCGGTGTCTCCTTTGTCACCCTTATCACCTTTATCACCGGTATCGCCCTTGCTGCCGTTCGAAACAGTGAATGTTTCGGTTGTGTTATCTGTATACGTCACGGTAACTACTCCGGTAGAGCTGTTCCTTGAAACACTGCTGATGCCCCTGCCTCTGAGTGTTCCGTTAAGCATAGCCTGCCAAGCTGATATTACCTGATCGAGGTCTGTTCCCGTAGCCTGTAATTGATTTATCTCAAGCCCCATTAATTATCATCTCCCATAAAATATAATGTTTGCATCAAAAACTCGTTGATCTGTTCCGGTGTATACGTGCTGGTGTTATTGGTCGCTCTGGTAATAATTTTGCCGTCGCTGCCTACAAGAGCTTCGCTGTCCGCAAGAAATACACTGTCGGTAAACGAGCTTACGCTAAAATCTACCTCCGACCAGTCGTCAATGTGGTCGGAAAGCGCGGAAATCGAAATTGGGGCGGTAAAGTAGGCTCGCCCTCTCAAAACAGGGCTTGCGCTTTCTCTCGCGTTTTCATCAAGCCCCGCCAAAAGCTTTAAGTCATCAAATACGGTGTGGTCGGCAACGTTCCAATCAATGCCTATCAACCTGATTCTGACAAGACCCGTCGCGTCTTCGCAGAGCGATAACGTATCTATCTCCGGGCAGTTCTCAACAAAAAGCTGTTGCAGGTTGTCTGCGCTCATACTGAAGGATTCAAGCCTTGACAGGTTTCGCGCGACAAGCTTTCTCAGCGGATTAAGCTGTGCTGTTTCCACTGGCGCACCGTTTGCGAAGGTAACAGACGTTGCGTTGCTGCCGGTTGTTCTGATTTCACGCAGAGCCGTAAGCTGAGTGCAGTCCATGTCACCGTCGTAATTCGGCAATCCCCGGAAATCGATAACCTCAATAAAGGCGTTGTTTGAAAAAGCGGTCTGACTTGCCGTGAAATTGGCGTTTTCGTAACCCGTCGCACCCGAACCGACTTTAAGGTTCATCAGCCTTCGCGCGGAGGTAACGCCCATGTAATCGGAGTACAGCGCTGCAAGGCTGCCTATTTCGGAGATCATGCTCGCGTTGCAGATATATGTCTCGGTGTCGTTCAGGCTGTCAGCGGGACAGATAATATCATAGCTTTGTCCTTTGTACGCCCTGAGCGATACATAACCCGCCTCGCCGTATTTCACCCACAGGTACGTGTTGGCATACGGCACAACCCCGATAACGTCGCCGGTAGGTTCAACGCCGCTCCAATCGGGTATCTGCGTAGTCGTTCTGGTCTTGATCTGGTCGTTGTAGGCGAGAACAGAGCGATATTTCGCGGACATATATTTTTCCTGATATATCTCAAACTGTCTGCGCTGGTCTGCTTTCGTGCCGAGCATTTTCGCAAGATAGTCGATATCGGTAGTCGGGCTGAATGAAGCCATGTAGTATTTTTGGTACATATCCTCGGCTGTCAGCGCTTCCGGCTTGGTGTTCTGATACTCCAAGAATTTATTCAAAATTCTCTCTGCGTCCCATGCGCCAGCGGTCTCGCAGCGCTGAAACATCGCAATTAGTTCGGAGGACAGCAAATCACGCACGTTGCACCAGAGGACGTTATCCGCCGCGTTAAACACCGCGCGGTTGCCGATATAGTCGGTGTCCTCCAAGCCGAAAGTCAGCACCATTTCGCCCTCGTTATTCGCGCCCTCTGCGGTATCATCGTCGTAATTCTTGTTCAGATTCCAGCGATAGTTTCCGTTTATGTCTGGCTCATACGAATAAAAGGTGTTTTTGGCGCGGTTATCCACCATGCAGTGCCGCTCAGTGAACAGATAATGATACGTAAGGCTGTCTACGCTGAAATAGTCGGCGACCTCGTTTTTGAATTTAGCCGCGCGATAATCCGTCGTATCGTTGGTGTAGGTTACTCCGCTGATAACAACAGGTGATGCCAGCGGGTCATTTGTCGCCGCGCTTCTGTCGGTGCTTACGACCCACGCGACCAAATCTACCCAGCGCTGTTTGTCGGTGTCGGACGGCTTTTTCGGATAGCGGAACTCAAAGTTCGATGTAAGCTCGTCGCCGTCCCATGTTTCGGTAGCTGGAACCTCCGACTTGAAGCGGCAGGGGTTATTATTGTTGTTGGAAACCTCTACACAGCATAGACTGCCGTAAAGCGAGTTATCCTGACCGAATACGGCGTAATTCTTCTTGCTGTTGTTCATATCACCGCAGAAGTACAGCATGGTGTCGCCGCTTGCGAGAGTCCTTGCGCCGACGTTGATCGTCGAACCGGAACTGTTTTTGAAAAACACTGCGCACGGGTGTCCTTCTATAGTATCTCGAACCTTGGGGTTGTCGTCCCGCACAGCCGTGATGTTGGGCTGATACAGGTTGTACTCATCGGCAAGAATGACATTATTTGCGTTCTCCGAGCTGGCAACGTTGGCTTTGATGTTGAAATAAGTGCAGGGAATACTGTTGTCGGTCATGGCGTAGCCGCTTAGCGGGTTTCCGTCATCGTCCACCCAAGACGAACAGGTGGAGAAATCTATATCTAAATTATACGCCGCCTGACCGTAAGCCATAGACGACGTGCCCTGCGCATACATTGTCGCGTCGCGTGCGGTAAAGCTCATTGTGTCGCCGCCGTGCGGATAAACCAGCTTTACATCACAGTTAACGCCGTCCTTTTTGCCGGTGGTCATGCGCTGTGCGGTGATCTCGATGGTTCTCAGCTTCGGGCTGGTGATGTGCAGCTTTTCAATATCAATAGCGCCGGAACCTGCGAAGATATCGTTGCGCTCATAGCGGTCTACCATTTCCTCGGTGTCCGCACAATCCGCAATATAGTTGGTCAGCACGTCCCGTCTGGTAAGAGAGTTACCGTAAAGCTTGATTCTGTAAATCCACACGTCCGCTTCGTCTGAACCGATAACAAGCGGCTGTGGATTTATCTGCGTCCATGAATCGGAATTGGAATAGCTAAAGCACCTCGACGGTATACCCTCCAGCCACACGGTAGCGATCTGATTAGAACCGTCTATAGGCGCGTTGCCCATGATGGATTCAATGTTGATATCCATTTCGATTTTTGAGCCTTCGCAGTATTGGATATCGGTCTGTGTAAGCGCGGAGTATAGCATGGCGGTCTGAGCGCCGACAGTGAAGCCGGGACTTATGACAGAACCGTTGCTGCGCGTGACGCACGACATTATCTCCGCGTCGAAATCGCGCACATTGGTGGATTTGAATACAAGCTTAATCTCTCTGCCGTTTGTCGGAGTGTCTCCGCTGAACATCGTAACATCAGCGGTGTTGATCGTAACTCTGTCGCCGCGTTTTACGACCAGCGCGGTAACGCCGTCATCGTCAAGCTGAAAACCGCCGTTTATCCAATCGAAGCCCTCGCTGAACGTCAGCGGATGATTGTCGCCGTTTGCGTCTGTCCAGCCAAACAAATTGTAGTCCGCGTCGTTGTTGGAATGACCGGACGGGTCGAGGTCGAGTATCAAGCCGTTTGTGACCTGCTCGATGTTATATCCGAGAGACTCCACGGTTACGGTTATGTCGCCTACAGTGCTGCCGCACTGGATAGAAAGATAATCCGTGCCTACCTCATTGGACTTATACGCCCATGTATGGATTGACCGGTCAACAGACAGCGTTGAAATAACATCTCCCGTTTTTTTGAGCGAGATTTCCGCAATCGGGTTCAGTGGGTCAAAAACAAAGTAGTCAAGACCAACCGTGCCGTACTGTCTTACGGACGCGGTGCTGTTGAAAACCGCAACTATCGGGGTGGTAACGCCTTCCTCCGACCAGATGCCGACGTGGTGCAGCGCTTCGGTTTCAATGGTGTTTCCGTCCAAGTCCACCTCTAACCACAGCTTTATTGTGTGCGCTCCGTGAGACAGAGCGTCGAGGGTCGTTGTGATCGTGTTGTTATTCGCTTCTGTAAGAAGGGAATATACAACGGTATCATCGACCGACAAATAGATCGTTTTCTCGCCCAGACCGTAAGGAACCATTCTGACCGATATGCCGCCGTCGCCGTGGTAGCTGATCTCATCTGTCAGATTCCAAGTGATCGCATAATCGGTAGCCGTTACCGTCCAGATCAGAGATTTAACCTGACCGTATGTGTCGGAACACGTCAGTTTAAAATACGTTGTAGCTCCCCGCAGATACGGTCTTACGTTGAATGTGTTATCTCCCTGAGAAACGGAGCTTGTGTACACCCGCGTAAAATCAACGCCATCGACAGAGGTGTACCACGATGTGATAATGTTGCCGGTGGGCTGGTCGGTGTCGGAGTCGAGGGAGGTAACATTGTACGAGATATTCGCTGTTTCTGCGGATTCAAGCACGGTAAACGCTGTACCACTCATGTTGTTGGTAATGGTCAGCACGGAGCCAGTTACACCGCCGCCACCCGACGGCAAAATAACGCCCTCGCCGATTGTTGAGCTGCCAGATGATAAATATAGCCGATTGTCCTGTATCGTTAAATCGTCGCCTTTGGCGGATAATCCCCCCTTAATCAATCGTATGAGGTATGCCAGTGAGTTATCGCCCATGTGTTTCGGCACGATGTCACCTCCTACGTTATACTATTCCAGATAGTTAAAACCTCTGAGTTCGTAAATTCGACCAAATCAGATGTTTGAATGTAATCAGATAAATCTACATCAGTTGTGCCGAGCAATTCCCATGCGCTGTCCAGATAGATATATTCTTCATAAACATTATTTGTACCGCTCGTTGACAGCGGAATAAGATATATCGTTCCAGCATCACCTGTTACCGGCAGCGTGTTCGCTTTTTCAAATGAGATACCTGTTATTCCCGCAAGAGCGGACGAAATAGCCGCAGAAACATTCGCCGCCGTCTGGTACCCAGCACCATTTATAAGTTGATTGTTATTCGTGGGTACAGTAATATCGACCTTTTTATTATTGTCCGGAGTTAAAGCAGCGCCATTAACCGCCACGGTGTCAATTGTGTTTGGCTCAGCGCCTGATGCTTTTGTTAAGAAATTGGCTTTAATGAGCGTTATTAACTGTGTTAATACATTCTCGCCAGCGTATTTTGTAGCCGCCATGATTTCCTCCTATATCATATTCCATAAAGCAATGACCTCTTGATTAGTGAACTCTATTAACTCATCTCCGGTGATTGCATTGTCGAGCGCTTCTTCCAATCCTGTGATAGCTGTAATTGGATGCTGGTCTGGTAAATCGCGGTTAATGAGTTTATCGTGTTTCGCTGTCCCCGTCAAGATAACATTGTTAAAGCCTGCGTTTATTCGTGGAGTGTTACCGAGTTTCACGTTTATTTGGGGCTTGTCAAGTCGGGCGTTAATAATTTTCATTAAAGCACCTCCTTAGACTTGCTTTCCGTTATGTCGATTTTGCCAAATCTTTCCCCTATTATTTCGCCGTTAAGAAATTTCACTCGAACTTGCACATCTTGAGGGTATTGCAACATAAAGGTTTCGGATTGCGTTAATGGGAAAATCCAGTAATCATTATTAAACTCAATTTCTCCAGTGGAGTATCGTTTAACAATCTGCCCTATTGCAATTTCAATATCACTCGCGGTTTCGGGCGTTATTGCTATATCCTCACCGTCCGTAATGTTGAAAGGGATCCCATACTGATCGCCCTGCATTATGGATGGGTTATCAAAATCATTGCAATTACAATTCTCCATCATACCCACCCCACAACCTGCTTGATATGTATCTTGTTTGCTATCGACGGGCTGCTGCCGCTCCAGTAGGGCTTTGTTGTGGAGCCGCCGATATTATCTATTTCGTTATAATCGCTGACAGTAATGCTCTTGTTTGAAATATAAATGATGCTTGTTTTGATGTGTAGTAAATGTGTCGATGAAATGACATTCACAGACAGGCTAACAGTTTTATAGTTCGGGTCGTAAAGCCGAACAGAGTTGCAGTTCCCGTTTTCGTCCTCGAAGAATATATCAAGATAATCATAGTTTGCGGCGCTTTTTACAAGCGTTAGTGAGCCGTTCGCATCCCCGTCATAAAGCAAAGTCGGTTCAATGATTCCCAAATTCGCCCTTGCCGATGCTGCATTTTTTGCACCTGTACCGCCGGACAAAATCGGTAACGCTGTGTTAAGCTGCACTGTTGGGAAAATGCGCATTGTATCGCCGTATATATCCCAGCTATCATATTGAGACGAACCCGCTGTGTTTATTATTGCATATACACCAGCGCTGACGTTTCCAACGATGCTTGTGTTGATATTATTCTGCAAGCGCCCTTCAATGGTATAGTTACCGACGGTTATTTTACCGTCGCGTGCGTTGAGCGTCACGCCCTGTCCGTTGTTGGTATACAGATTACCGTTGTTATCCAAATACCAACTGCCGATCAAACCGCTTGTTGCAGTCACGCTGCCAGAAAATGAGCCTGTCGCGGCGCTCAATGCACCTGTAAATGTTCCACCCGCCGCCAAGAGATCGCCGCTAAACGTTCCACCGGCTGCGGATAAATTCCCGGAAAAAGTTCCACCAGCAGCATTTAAATTTCCGCTGAAAGTGGCATTGCCGTAGCCATCAATAACCAAATCCGGCGTATTGAGTATAAATTTACCATTCGGCGGATCAATTTGAAGCATTATATTGTCATTAGAGTCTTTAACAACTATAACGCCTGTATCGAGATTGATGTACACCGAATCCCCGTCTGCGCTCTGGATCGTTCCAGCACGTAGGTTTGCCGCCGTGATGAAATTTGCCAAAAGACCGTTTTCAAGAGTTGCGCCCATTGTGAACGTACCGTTATAGCCCGTTGAAGAAGCCGCCCAGCCGAGATAATTGAAACGCCATACCTTTTGAGCTAAAAGCGGATCAGGGTTGTCCGCGATATACAGCTCGTCCGCTTCTCCGTCGCCGTTGGTATCAAGCAGCCTGATTGAGCCGCCAAGAGCGTTTAAAAGCGAATCCGATAAAGCGCTCGCGATGCGCTCCGCAATCGTTCGTGTGGGGCGCTCCGATATGGCTTTACCTTGCTCTACAATAGTGTCAGCAAGGCTTGATTTCACTCTGCCGAGATGCACCGAAGTGTAGCGATCAAGCAGCACATCATATTCCGTCTTTACCACTCGCGCCGATGCGTTGACTCCAAGTTTTACAAACAACACAGAGATCGTATCGCCAAGGTAGACGCGTTCCAAGTCCTCTATATTGGCATATTCTGCGGTTTTCGCAAGCGGCGCAAACTCGACCTTCCACGACACATCTGGCACACCGATATTATGAGCGTTTATGTAAGATGTTGCCGCCGCGTCAAGCTGCGCGACCGTCGGAGCGGTTTCAAATTTTTCGGTGCAATCAAGCGTTTTTATGCGTGTATAATCAAAAGTCCCCTGTGCGTTAATCAGATTTCCGGTAACGGTTGAGCCGTCCTCGCCCTCCTGCGGTGTCCAGTATGCGATAACTCCCGTGTAGCACGATGCGCACGATGTATCTTGTTCGAGGTTGACCATGTTTTTGCCGTACCGCACCGAAACGCCGCGATCATCACCGCGACGGTTGAGGACGTAAACGGTAAACTTGTCAAAATCATACTCTCCGCCGTACACATCGAGGATTGACCCCGCCTGACCGCCCATAAGCGACCAAACCGCTGTGGGAACTTCTACTTTAAAATTAGCCGCTGTAGTGCGAACCGTGGAGAATGTGAACGGCGATTGCGTTAGCGCATGGCTCGAAAAACCATTTATTGCCGTGCCAATGTCTGACGCGGTGTACGGCTCGACAACAATACCGCTTAGATCGTATGCAATATGGCGGGCGTAAACAGATACAATACCGCCGAGCGGCTTTGTCATGCGGTAAACGCGAAACGGCTGCGGGTCTGAATATGGATTAGGTTTCGCCAATATCAGCGAACGCATACCGATGGCAGAGTAATGATCTGCTGAGATCGGTATTTCCATATACAATTCAAATTCCCCGTTTAATTCCTCGGTGACGTGGCAGACTGTCGGCGAAAGAGCGCCGATGCCGTTTGTCGAAAAATCCGTTTCGGTAGATTCATAGAGTAAAATCACAGTTCCCACCACCTCGGCGTTATTCTAAGATTGTCGATTGTTCCAGTCCATGATATTGAATTTGAGCCGGACGAAAGCACCGGAAATTCAGGACAAGAAATATAGTTGTTCAGACTCGTCGCGCCGCTGAAACACTCCATGAGATCACAATCTATCGTCGCAGATGCAAATGACGATTTAAAGGTTATTGAGTAGCCGTTGACTGTTAGTACAGCGTTTTTTGTGGCGCTACTAATTTTAATCAACGGACGTGCAGGGAACGCGGTCGGGTTTGATATTGTTGAACCACTCGTTTTTGTTTCCTCCGTTTCTCCACTCAGTAAAAAACGCTGTGGCTTACAATCAAATGAAAGCGTTGTTTCTCCGTGGAAATTCAGCGCCGTTGGATCAAATTCCAACCCACCGATATAACGAGCAAGCCGATAATGATCGGTATCATAGCTATCCGTCAGCCGATAGTATGCCGCAGATCGGGCAAGAAAAAAGCTTCTCGCCCACTGCGTTGTTGATGTAAAATTTTTGACCAGCCCCGCCGGATAATTCACGGTGATATTGTTGTATCTGCCATTGTCAATTATCAGATTGCCGTTTCGCCCTGCTATGGAGATCGTCTCTATATCCCGCTCCGGCGCGTTAAATGCTCCCTCGCCGCTGATAACGATATCGTGTTCGGCGGTGTTGACGCTATCGAAAATGATATATCCCATCAATACACCGCCGCCCTTCTCTCGGTTTTCGCTTGCATTTCGTCCATAACGAAATCCGCAATATCTTTTATGTTCATGCTATTTATAACGGCATTGCCAGCCGCCACAAATTCACCGCGATTATTTACGCCCTCAATACGGATGGTTCCGGTGTGATGGATTGTTCCACTTATGGTATTAGCAACAGCGGAATTGTCGCTAAATAGCGTGTTTTTTACAGCTTTTTCAATCATTTTCATGAGCGTAGCTGCACCTGCAACAACTTCCTGCCCTGCTTCACCACCGCCGAGCAGTTTACCGCCCATTGCGCCGAAAATCGTAGCGCCATCAAGTAGCATCGCGTTCTGCATAGCTTTCGCGTACCAGCTTACGGATATCTTCGGCATAGACGGAGGGTCAAGGCTGAATTTGCCTGTGATCGTAAAACGAGGGAGCTTGATTTTCGGGAATTCAAGTTTTAATCCACTGAAAAAGCTCTTTATTTTGTCAAGTCCTGCGCGGAATTTTTCCTTGACATTTTCAATAGTTTGCGAAACCTTCTCTTTCATGGAATTCATCTTCGATTGAAAAGTGCTGACAAGTTCGCCGAGCCGCCCGCCCGTTAATGTATTGATAGCTGAAAATCCAAGCGAAAAATAGCTCCTTACGCCTTCCATAACCGCAGCCGCTATACCCTTGATACCGCCGCCTTTTTCGTTAAAGGCGCTTTTGATATTATCGAGCTTTTCTGAAACGGCAGATCGCGCGGCTTGCATTTTTTCAGTCACAGAATTCTTTATTGCGTTCCATTTTTCCGAAACATTTGATTTGATAGCTTCGGCTTTTTCTGAAATGTTAGACTTCATTGTGTTCCATTTTTCCACGACCGAGTCTTTCATCTCTCCTGCCTTCGCACCGAGTTTTGAGAAAAATGCACCGATATCCTCAACGGCACCCTTGAACCAATTGGCAACAGCGGATGCAGTTTCTTTGATCTTGTTCCATAACTCAATCCAGAAATTACGGAACCCCTCGCAGTTATTCCACAAGACGGCGAAAATAGCAATAAGCGCAGCAATCGCCGCCACTACAAGCAATATCGGATTTGCGAGCAAGACGGCGTTAAGGGCACCGAAAGCGCCAGTTACCACCGGCAAAATACTTGATATTGTCGAAATGATTGTTGTTATCGTGGCTATCGCGCCAGAAACAGCAGAGATAACTGATAACAGTGGAGAAATCGCCGCCACGACAGCGAGTATTGTCATTATGGTCTGTAGCTGCCCTTGGTCAAGATTTCCAAGCCATTCAAGCACTTTGCTTATACCCGCTGCGACCTTTTCAAATATCGGCAAAAGAACTTCAGCGGCTTTAGCGCCTACCTCCATCATCGTCGCGGATGCTTGCGCCTTTAACTGATCGAGCTTGTCGTTTGTGTCATTTAAGCTGTTAAGTGTATCTTGACTAAGAATGAGATTAAGCCGTTCGGCTTCATCTCCCATAGATCGAAAAGCCTCACCGCCATCATCGACCAAACCGGCAAGTTCATCTGCTGATTTTCCGAAAATCTCCATAGCGAGAATATCTCGCTGAGTTTCGTCTTCGACCTTCCCGAGAGCTTCAACGACCTCCCAGAAAACATCATTTGAATTTCGGACATTTCCGGAAGCATCAGCTACAGACACGCCAAGAGTTTCAAACGCACTCGTTACACTCTCAGATGTACTTGTCATGCTCTTTTTGAGCTTCCGCGCTGCTCCGGTGATTGTTTCTACCTCAACATCCATACGGTCAGCAGCGTATTCCATTTTCTGAAGCTCTGCTGTAGTAAAGCCTGTTTGTTTGGATAGAGTGTTTAGATCATCGGCAGTAGTTACCGCTTTATAAGCGAGACCGCCAAGGGCTGTAAGTCCTCCCGCAGCAGCCATTGAAAGAGCTTTAGTTTTCTCCGCCCATTCGCCAGTTTTGTCCGAAACCTGCTGCGCTACCGCACCAATTTGGCTAAGTGTCGCGTTTGATTGTGACGCAGCCTTTTCAAGCCCCTTAAGATCCTGTTCTGTTGCCACAATCTCACGCTGAAGGGCTTTGTACTGATCGGAATTCTTATCAACACCGTTCGCGTCCATTTGCCGCTGCGCTTCTTTAAGGGTTTTGAGCTTTGTATTGGTATCGTCAACAGCTTTTGTCAATAATTCCTGTTTTTGTTTCAACAGATTGATATTTGTCGGGTCGAGTTTCAAAAGCTTTTCAACATCTTTAAGTTGCGTTTGAGTGCTTTTGATGCTTTTATTGGTGCTTTCAAGGGCTTTATTCAGTTTTGTGGTATCGCCGCCGATTTCTATAGTGATACCCGCTATTCTATTCGCCATTTACTCGCCCCCCTATCCAAAAAATCTGTTAATATCCTCTTGCGTCGCCTTGTATGGGTATTTTTCGTGATCGTTTCCGCGCTCAATTAACAGATCGTAAACCATACCCATTGTCATGCTGTTTAAAGCTTCATCCGATAGATGGAGTTCGGCGCAGCGCAACATGAACACTGCGCCGTTATGTTCCCGCGTTGTTTCTCTTATTTTTTTTTAGCTTCTGAGGTCGTTACCTGATTTTCTCCCCACAGTTCGAGGATAACAGGCATGATTTCATAAATTGAAAAAATGCCCTCTATACTGTCAAGCCACTTATCGGGCGTGTCGGGAATATCTTCACCTGCATGGTGCAACATCAGCCACGCGATATTTTCAAAAACTGTCAGGTCAAACGCCGAAAGTTGTGCTTCTTCTCGCTGTTCATCGGTTGCATCATCCGGAAGATTTTGTACCGCCTCATAGCTTTTGCGGAGATTCGCCATATCTCGGATGATATCGCGTCCAAATTTAAAGCGGTAAAGGCGAGGGATGAGGGCTGACGCTCTCATTTTCCGCTCGATACCGTCAATTATTACTGTGCGTTCAGCCATTGTTCCCCTCGCAGTTACAGATTGGTGGACGATGCCGCGCCGTCATACACCGATGTATACCACGCAGACTTAGTGGCGGTCGGAGTATCAACGGTGGTGTGAGCCTTGATCTTGTAGTCTCCACGCGGATTTGCGGAAATGCTGACGGTCTGTGTCTGCGGCTCTTTGGTATTCGTGATGGTGGTTGAGCCAATACCCGGTCTGCCAAGCGCGCATTTATACAGTACATAATCCTGCTCTGTCTGATCGCCGTCGATTTTGAAAAGCAGGGCGATATATTTTGTTTCAGTATTTGCGCTTTCGGTGATAACCTTGCTTGTGCTATCGAGCGACATTCCGTATACATCGGTGAGCATGGAATCAGGGATCATTGCCATTTCGAGATCGCCAGTGTAACCATTGTTTGCCACGCTCTCATAATAGACAATGCCATCTGCATAGAACGGGGAAGATTCTCCCGCCGCATCAAGCGTCAGTGTGACCGCGCCGGGGACATGAACAGGTGTGGCATAGGAGTATGTAACCGCTCCGCCCGTTCCCACGGTTTCGGTCAGTATGGCGTAATGCACATTTTTGAGGTTAAACCTAACTTTATTAGGAGTCTCAGGCATTATTTACACCTCTATTTCATAGATTTTTTGATACATTTTTTCATCGTCGATATAAGCTTCTAAGCTGTCCCAATATATCCCCGCATTGTCAAGAGCGTTTTCAATCAGCGCTTCGGTTTCGGGTGACTTGAAATCGGTGTACAGTTCTATATCGACCCGTTTGATTTTTGCGTAGGCGATACCGTCCGCTGCAAAATTATCGCTACCGGTTTCGAGGTAGCAAATGAATGGGAGCTGCGGGGCTTTTCCTTCCTGCCACGCTCGATAAACCACTTTATCGGTAAACCCGTCTATTGATTTCAGCAGCGTTGCCAGTTCGGACAGTTCCACAGTATCACCTCAGTTGTTTTTCAATTTCTTGTATAAGCGTATCTTTTGCAGCTTCGGCGGCAGGTGCGATATGAGGTCTACCCGCTACCCGACCTCCGCCGCGCTTAGCGTGTCCCTTTTCAAGCAAGTGAGACAGGCTGCGTCCCGGCTTATCAGCGTATACAACATATGCCTTATTCAGTCGCGTCGATTTCTCTTTATCTTCTTTCGACCGCCACGACGCGGCATATTGACCTGTCCCGCCGAATGTGCTGCTTGCTCTCGCGCTAATGTCTTTTGCCAATTTCCGCGCCGTACTCGCGGCGGCTTTATCGATCTGCTCTTGCGTTAGCTGTGTGTATTCCTCGAATACCTCATTTATCGCCGTTGCAAACCCATCAATAGAAATCACCTTGTTCATGTGCCCACCTCGCGCGATAGGTACAGCTCGATTTCGTCCGTGTCGGTTCTGCGATATGTTCTATATACGGAGTAGCGAACGCCGTGATACATGGCTATAATTTCGCCGCAATAATTGCAATTTGGTGTAACTGCCAATAGCTCCGGCTTTAGCCCTTGCACCCCAGCGTCGCGCCACTCCGTGCGGGATATTGATTCGATTCTGCACCAAACGCACCGACCAGACTCAACCGGTTTTTGCTGTTCAAGCTCGTCTTTCTCAAAGCGTCGGGCAACAAGCATGATTTTATCATCCATCTGTATTTGTTGCCCCCTTCTCGCTGAATAGTCGATTGTTCAGCATCCACCTGAGCATAGGCGGCATAGGTTCAGCTTTTCGGCGCGTTCGGTAAATGTGCGCGGCGTACATCTCGATCATAGTTCCATCCGGTACATTGTCTTGTATCGTGATTCCCTCTCGCTCGATATTACGCCGCGCAAGCTCAATCAGGCTTTCGAGGTAATCATCCTGCGCGTCCGTGCTGATTTGCAAATCAACTTTTAGCGCAACTAAAATCTGCCCGTTGAGCATTTATATCACCTCATTAAGTCTTGGGTACGGAAATCACCGAGCCGACGGAAACGACACGACCAGCCGCATCAAGTTCGACAACAGCGATATTGACACCTGCTGCTGCGGTGATCTGAGTAGTGCCGGAGGTGAGAGCCGTCCAAGTGCCTTTCGGAGTGTCACCGACTTCGATACCGTCGGTGGTTGCCTTAACCTTGTATTTAAGCACTGCGTTAGACTCTGCGACAGTATCGGTGACGGTGAGGACGGTGTTGCCATTCGTAGAACCAACAGCGGCGGTTACGGTGAGGATGTTCATGTCGGTATTTGCGTAGTCAATCGGGAAATCTGCCGCGGTAGTAGCGTCGGTATTTGCGTAATTAACAACAACAAACGCTTCACCCGCGAGCGGCATACCGTCATAACGAGCAGTAGCCTTGAACGCTGTCTGATCGTCAAGGAAAAATACATGTTCGGACGATGCAAGCGCTACACCTTCGCGCTGTACCAGCAGATAGTTACCGCCATAACCGCCGATGATCTCATTATCTGCAATCTCATCATCCTCAAACTCGACGATTGTACCGCCGATAATGGGGAATGTATTTGCGCCTGCAACAAGCGCACCTGCCGCGTTGAAGTTCAGTGCCTTTATGAGTATGTCAAGATGGGTCTTGCGGTTCATTACCCAGAAAAGACCGTCAGAACTATATTTAGGCTTGGCAATCGCAAGCTTTTCGATAAGCGCAGAGAAAAACTCAACGCCGCTTGCAGAGGCTTTGTTGATTTTCTGCACATTGCTTGTGTGAAGGTCTGTCCACGTCGGAGCCTTCGCGCCCCATGTATCAGGCTGTGCGGTCTGTGCAAGGCGGGAAACGATACCGAGCGGCATCTTGCTATTACCGACACCGTACAAAATTGCCTTGTCGAGCGCCTTGGCAATGGAGGTGGACAAGACGGAAATGATCTCGGAGGTCAGATTAATGTCACTATCTTTAAGAATCGCATTACAGATTGCGATATATCCGCCGACTTTATGCCCGTCTGCGGTGACCTGATTAAAGCCGAATGCAAGCTCATTAAGACTCGCGCACATCTCAGTCCATACCGCCTCAGGAATGTCGCCCATGATGTTAACCTTACTTGTGCCGGGTACGCTGCGCTGATTGACAAATCTAAGCAGCTTAGAACTACGGGCTACCTCGCTTCGCACCATGCCAAGCAGCACATCAGGGATAAGAAGGTCAGCGCCAGAGATGGCGCGGCTCTCTTTGCCAAGCTCACGCACACGGGTCAGGAAGGTTTTTACATCATCACGCTCAACAAATGCGGTACGCTGTTCCACATTCATGTCAGCGAATCGCTGTTCATAATTCATTGTGATTATCCTCTCTTTCTTTTCATGTTTTTCCGCTCTGCCATCATCCGGCGCAGGCGGTGTCTGTGCGATTTCGTCAGCGGCAATGTCCGCTTCGAGTTCAGATATTTCGGTTTTCAGCCGTTCTTTCTCGGCTTCATGTGCGGTTTTGTCCGCGTCGAATTGTTCGACCGCAGCATCAACCGCCGCCTGTTCTTCGTCGGTCGTTGCTGCGTCTATATCCTGCGTCAGTTCGTTTTCTCTCTGCTCAAACTCAGCATCTTTCGCATTGAGCGCTTGAAGCGCTTCGCGCAGCGTGTCGAGCTTGTGCTTTTTTATAAGGATTTTAAGCGCCAAATCTGTTATCCCCCTTTAATTTCTGTTTTGTTTTCAATCTCCATGATTCAAGCGCCCGTCGCTTTATATCATCATGTTCTGCGGTTCGGGCGGCTATTGCGGTGTCCTCATACGCGGGGAACGTGCAGCACGATACCTCCCACAGCTTGACTTTTCGGATTGTCCACAATATAGAGCCGTCCGCGCGTTTTTCGTAATCCTCGCTAAGAATATCAAACCCGAATGAGCATTGCGAAACGTCGCCGCGCTGGACTCTCGCGTACATATTCATAGCGTCTTGATCGTTTCGATTGATAAGTATCGAACCCCACAAACCACGCTCATCTACACGGAGATCAAGCGTATGCGCTGACGTTCTGCCAATGACAAGCGTTGTATCGTGATTAACGAGGGCGCGAACGTCGCCGCTGATGGTTTCGTCGAAAGCATGGCGGTCAATCCGCTCCTGATCTCCGTCCCACAGGTCGTAATAGCCATCGAACACAGCAAAATAACCCTCTATGTACAAATTCCCGTCCGCTTCGCGCGTTGAAAAATCATGTTCGCGGTTAATTGCTGTGCGTTTCCACTGGTTAGCCATCCGCTTCACCCCCTTGTATAAGTTTCTTCTGATCGCTTATCATGCTAAGTGGTATATAGTTTTCAAGTATGATAAGGCTGTCGAGCCCTTCGCGCGGTGTCAGTCCGAGCCAATCACGCGCTTCATTTCCGGTCATAATGCCGCGCACATACTGTTCATCGGCTATATTTGCCAAATCTCGCAGATCGTAGTTATACAAGCTGCGCGGATTAAACCGGAAGTACCGATCATCAGCAATCAAAATCTTCATGGTCAATTCCTGTTGGATAGCTTCGGCAATCGGCATGATACGCGAAGATACGAAATTGTTCCATTCGTCGCGGTTGTATTCGCCAACGCCAAGGACAAACGCCGGAACGCCCACGATTGATGCAACTGTCGCTTTATTGAGTTTAACGGTGTCTGCGATAGCGAGGTCATTCAACGTCAACGGTCGGATTTGCTCGACGCTGAACTGCTCTGCGGGTATCATCCACGGTTCGCCCGCTGTCCCCGATGCTATGTAGCTATCAAGGAGTTTTTGCCGTCCGGCGGGGCTTGAAAACTCATCGACCAAGCCGTCAACCTTAACTATTACAGACGGTTTCCACTTAGTTGACATGAAGCCCTTTTCGGTGTCTGCCGCCTGTTTTAGATTGTCTGCTATGTCGCGGAGGGCAACACGAACGCCACGACCGCGCCAAGGCTGTGAATCGTCTGGTTTGAGTTTAAAATGCAACAAATCCTCGGGCGCGTATCGCTTGCCGTTGATATAAATGTAGTAATCCCACAGTCCGCTTTCGGTGAACGCCACTTGCGATGGCGGTACAGGTGCAATCCTTTCCAGATACCCTTCGGACGTTATCGGCAAGCAAATCGCGTTACCATCTCCGCCGAGAAACATTGTCCGAACGATCCATTCCATCCACGTTTTGCGTGTCATTGTCCGGTTGGGTGCAATATCTATCAAGCGGGATAGTCCGTCTTTTATCCGGACATCGCCGTCCGGCGTATTCCGCATAAGGTGGATTGTCATAGATCCGATCAGCGACGCGATAATATCAACCGCCGCCGATATTTCCGGACAGTGCGCAAGGCTTGTATATCCACGACAACATAGCTCTTGCTCGTTCCAATCGCCGAGCCAAACGCACGACAGCGGCTTGTCCCTTGCATTTTTCTTTTTTGGTATTACTCGCATTTACTCATCTCCCCACCACTTCTTCGCATTGTTAGCGCGTTCAAGATTTTCCAAATAGCGCACACACGCAAAGACAGCCGCATCAAAAATATCTATGCGCTCTGTTGGTCTGGTTTTTTCATACTGAATCATGTCATCCGTTTTTTCTATTGCGTGTACGTTCGCTACGCAGTACTCAAACGGTTCTGCATGGCAATAGTACAGCGTCCCGCGCTTTGCAGACGCTTCAATATATCTAAATCCTTCGGATTTTTTGTAAAAATACTGCGGCTGATCTATGATGTTAAATCCCGCTGCTTTCATGCCGAGAAAATACTCACGGCAAAACTTGCGATCATGTCCGACCTGTCGAATATTGAATTTCATGTCACGCATCTGTTTGAACCAATTAACAACCTCCGCGTGATTGACGGTGGTGTTATTGCTCATTGTCAGCCAGCCATCATCAGCCCAGCCGAACAGAGGGATATTGTCTTGTTCAGCTTTTTCATAAGCTGCTGTTATCGGAAAAAATGCGTGCGGAATGATAATATCAACGCCGTTATAATTCCCGAAAAGCGCCGTTGCTGTTAAGTCGTGCAGCTTCGACAAGTCCGCGCCGCCGTACCACTTAATTGGCAGTTTCGCAAGTTCATCAATCGTCCAGTTGTACTTCCGGTCACTCGCCTTAAATTCATCAAGGTTGAAATACGCTCTTGTCGCAGAGGTGTATATATTCAACGACCGGCTCAAAAAATCCTTACGCATCTGCGGATCGTTTTGAGCTTGCAGCGCATCATTCATCATGTCGGCTGGTCTGATAGTCACGCCATAGGACGGATTTGCTTTTTCGTGCTGAATCGGGTTTGTATAATCTACGTTGCCATATTCGTCCTGGTCGGCACGGGCGATAAATACAAAAAGCGAATCATCACGCAAATCGCCGTTAACAACCTTTATACCATACTCCATGCGGCGATAGCAAAAGCTGTTCATATCATCGCCAGCTGTTGTGATAGCGATGCACAATTTGTTCGTAAAAGCTTTTTGAGATTCCTTGAATCGGTTATACTCCGCCATATCAACAGCATGAAGCTCGTCCACGATAGCCACGTTACAGAGAAATGAATCGTGCTTTTTCGGGTTTGACGCAAGCGCTTGTATTTTAATGCTACCGTTTTTTTCTTCGTTATCATCAAAAAAATCAGCAGTCAATGAATGTTCGTTAATGCTGTTGTGTAATGTAAATTCCTCTATCATTCCGTTCTGTCGAAGAGAGGAAATGATAAAGTCAAACGATTTACACGCCTGTGCCGAGGACGCAGCGACAATGTATACAGTTGATCCGCTTGCTCGTTCCAACAGCGCAAGAGCGAAGGAAAGCGCCGCGATAAATGAGGTTTTGCCGTTTTTCCTACCGAGCATGATAAAAACCTCTTTATATCTGCGCTCTGTTGTTCTCGCCTTATAGAATCCGACAAGGTTGTATATCACAAACACTTGCCACGGCTGTAAAATAAAAGGCGACCCAAGCAGCGACTTGCCATCAAGCCCTTGACCCTCCATGTGAGTCATAACGCGCTCAATTATTCCGCAGACAAATTCAGCGTCATGCTGTTTAAGCTCTAAATCTTCGCGTTGGCAATCAGCGCGGAAACGTTTGCAAGCGGCAACGATTTCTTTCCCAGCTATTTTCTTGCCGGAGATTACGTTATCGACGTATTCAAGAGCTATCGGAAAATAATGCTTTCGCTTAGCCAATGTCCTTCAACGCCTCAGACAGTGACGATTTCTTTTTCTGCTTCATCGCACTATCGTTGATTTTTTTGAGTCCTGCGGGAGTCAAACCCATTTCGCGCCAATAAGAAAGGGCGGTTTTATTGAGATCGTCCCATGCCACAAGAAAAGGATTTTTAGCGGGGTTTGTTGCCCCGCCTTTGTTGGTATAGCTGATAACAACTGCGCCGCCACTCTTTTCAAATTGCGCTTTTGCAATGTCACGCTGTTCAAGAATATTGGCAAGAGATATAATCACATCGTCAAAAAATGGGCGATATGTTCCCGCTGCTTCACAGTTTGATTTTATTTTCTTTTGCCATGATTTAGCGGTCATATCAATCACCTCGTTTACCCGCTTATAAGCACCGCCTTTTCGCCGGTGAGATTTTCCCACCTTTGGATAATTACATCGCAATAACGCGGGTCAAGTTCGCACATATAGCATTTTCTGTTTAACTGCTCACAGGCTATTAGTGTGCTACCACTACCGCCGAAGCAATCTAACACAACATCACTTTTTTTACTTGACTTGTTCAAGGCATATGCAATCAATTCAATAGGTTTCATTGTCGGGTGCATTTTAGGCGGTTCTCGGTCAAATTCCCATATATCCGTATCTCTTGCACCATTCAATTCCACTCTGCCCTTATTCAAATATAGGATAACTTCATACTGCCCTGCGTATGCTCCTTTTAAGTCTCCCATACTCCAATTATTCTTTTTCCAAATAATCACATTCTTCAAATCAAGGCTTGTATTTTCAAAGTATTCAAGCCATTGTTTCAAAGATTGCCAACCACAAAACTCATATACAGGGCAATTATCTTTCATTGCTCCCCATATCGCAGGAATAAAGTCTAAAATCTTATCATCATTCTGCAACATTTCATATTTGTCTTGATAGTTGCTTTCGTACTTGTACCCATATGGAGCATCACAGAAAACCATATCAGCCTTTACCCCATCCATAAGCCTATCAATAACCGCAATATCGGTACTATCGCCGCAAATCAACCTATGATTTCCAAGCTGATAAATGTCACCGAGTTTTGACCTTGGCTCCGCTGGGGCGTCCGGGGCTTCATCTTCGATTATCTCAACGCTATCCTCTTCAAGTGCCGGAAAATCAAAATCAAATTCAAACTCAGATAAATCTATCGTTTGCACTTCCGCTTCAAGTAAAGGCAAATCCCACGCAGATTCATTCGTTTTATTATCCACAATACGGAGCGCGTTAATTTCTTCCTCGCTCAACTCCGACGCAATTACACAAGGAGCGGTTTTCATGCCGAGCTGTTTTGCTGCCAAGATGCGGCAATGACCAATAACAATAACGTTATTTTTATCAATCACAACAGGCTGCTGCCATCCGTAAAGCTCTAAAGATTTAGCCACATTCTGTATTTGGCGCTCGTCGTGTTTCTTGGCGTTTTTCTTATAAGGCTTTAACTTATCAATCGCCATTTCGGTGATATTCAGGCTTACCCCTCCTTCAAATTTTGGGCTCTGTGTGTGCAAGCCTCCACCCGCCGGTCTATATATGAGTCGTTTTTCCGCGCGCGACCGGGGGGGATTATATTTTTCTCCCGCCCTTCTCCGGATGGCGTTTCGCATGGCAAGCGACGCACAGGCTTATGAGATTGCTATTGTCAAGCGCCAACTCCGGATATTCATCATAATGCTTTATATGATGCACCACAGTAGCCTGCCGCATTCGTCCAAATCGTTTACAATCCTGACACGCATAACCATCACGTCGCAGTATCGCAGCGCGTTTCTTTGTCCATGCTTTTGTTTTATAAAAATCATTCATAATGTTTCACGTAAAACAATAGCCGCTCATCATCGATGAACGGTTATTATTGCGGGTTTCCACCGCGTGGCTTTTTAGGACACTGTGCGACGTTTCGCAGTACGCCAGCCACCGTGACAGTTGGAGCGAATATTTAATGAAAACCACGCTACGATTATATTGTACATTATTTTTTTTTAACTTTTGTACCCACCTTTTGCTAAAATGTCTTTGAAAATGGCATATGCTTTGCGCTGATAGCCGTAAAAGTCTTTGCGAGAGTATGGCACGAAAACAATCCGGCACAGCTTATCATACCCAACACTCCGATTTGTCATTGAAAAGATAAGCGCGGGCGCAATGTCTCGGTTTGCTTTGAGAGCCGCAGCACATATCGCCTCATAGTTTTCCGGATATTTACTGAGGATCATCAACCGCTCTTTTTCGTAATCGGTCACATCATAATCTTTGTATGACTTATCTCTGGTTTTTATTGTTATCCCTCCCTTTCAGACACATCACCACAAGCTGCGCGATGCCGACCAATAAAATCGCAAAAGAAAAATTGCCGCGCAGCATTTCGTTAAAGATAACTCTTATCATTTGTTCGCTTTCCATTCATCTAATTTTTCGCCGAGCCAAAATCCTATGTGCATGCCGGTGTAACATATTGAAAAATAATGGAAAATGTTCGGGAACATAAACGAACAGGAACCAAACGAATGCTACCAAGATAAAAAGCATAATCGCAGCCATCGCCATCATTATGACAATTTTGAACAACTCTAAAAAACAAAACCATACAGAATGCCAGCTAATCATCGTCAACCTCCGGTGCAAAAATAGTCCCCTGCTTCGCCGCAATCTCCGCCGCGTAGTCCTGCATGATCTGCTTCGAGAGATCATCCAATCCCAGCGTGTGAAGATTTTCAAATAATATCTGGTCGCCAGTGTCGGTCATATTTTCGGCTTGCCTGTCCATTTCTCTTTGGAGATGTTCATACAGCCGTCGAGTGCGCTTTTCACCGAGATTGTACTCATCCCGGCAGGCGATAATCATAAACGCCATGAGTCTATCAGCCATCGTCTTTTTCTTCGCCTTTAGAATCTTGTCAAGATCATTCCAGACGCGATCTGATAACTGTTTACGTTCAGCTTTACTAAACGCCGTCACAGGCTTCATTATCGCTTT